TCCTACTGCTGAGGAAGCCTTGGAGCTTGAGGAGCAACAGAAAGATTTAGAAGCAGTTCACTCATTACAACAAAGGTTTGGTACACGCGTTGTAGATATGGGACCTAAGGATATTTATAATATCGTAGGGCCTGATGCTGCTCCTCGCTTGATTGGAGCTATTAAGAGGTTAAGAGATTCTGACTCAGTCATCATCCCTTTCGATGAAGCTAAGAGGATGACGACTCTTAAGAGCATGATGGGAGTCAGTCGTGAACCTGAACAGAATGTTGTTGCTGAAGGTGACACTCGACGGATAAACTACGTTGACCCCGAGATGACTAAGCCTCTTAATTCGGCTGAACTCTTTGGTCACTTAGATGCTGTAAGGTTCTCAGGTGACAGTCGGATCCTCGAAGTTCTACCTGATCTGCAAATACTGACTCTTACTTTGATGGAAGGTGTCCTAGCTGAACAGATGGGTGTTGAAGCAGATATCCCTGCGGATCTCATAGAGTTACTAGGTCCTGAAGATGTTGCAGATCTCACAGGCATGGATCAAACTGACCTTAACTCCCAGGTTTCTGAGGGAAAGCTAGGTCGTATGGTTGCAGATGAATGGGCGAAGATGCGTCAAGTGGCACAGGAAGGTATAGGCACACAGATTGATGCGCACATGGACCCTGCTAACAAGTTGACCAAAGAAGCTTATGAGCAGCTAGGGTTATGGGCTAAGCAGATGTACTCATTAGCCAACCCTAGTTTATATTCACCTGTGCAAGTTAAAGCAAAAGATGGCAAAAACAAACGAACAGATTATCTACTCACACCTACAGGTCATAGGGAGTTGGAGACTGTCAAGAAAGATCTGATGCCTCCCAAGATTGTGGCAAGGCCTCAGCTCCCAGTGGACTCTAAGCCTACGACTCAGAACGTGAGGACGAAGGAAGCCACAGGTAACAACTTCGAATCCTCAAAAGACAAGAAGAGGAAGACAAAAGAGGACGAATTACGAGAGAACGTAGCCAAAGTGAAGCATGTTGTTTCACCCACTCGGCTTAAAGCAGGTATGCTTCTGAGCTTGGTAGGTGTATCTGCGGCTAGTTCAGCTAAGCTAGTAACTAAAGAAGGGCAGACGGTTACCTTAAAGGACGGAAGTCAAGTGCCAGATGCTGATCTAGTTGTTCAGGGTAACGCAGCAGAGATGCTCAGTCTTGGTCAGAAACGAGCAGATAAGATCAACAACACTTCCCGTAATGCTTTAATAAGAGCTGAGTCTATATCACTTGAGCTTAAAGAATTACCTCAGAACAGCCGTAAGGCTGAGCAATTACTTGAGAAGATTCAGATATTGAGGTCCTTTGCAATTGAAGCCTCAGATCCTCAGTGGAAACTTCGAATGTACAGACGAGAAGCAACCAAAGCTCTTGAGATGCTACAAGACATTGCTGAGTTTAAGGATGACCCTATCAGCTTCACCAACTACATACAGCGAGGCACCTCTCGTTTAGGTTACAGTCAGCATAAGATGAACATGCAGACTCACAAGCTTGCACGACAGCTGTACTGCAGCGGTGCTCACTACCAGATCAAGCCGGGCTCTAACTCTAATGCAGAGTGGGCTATGCTTGTGACATGGGGTGCACACTTATTCGCTGAAAGCAATGTGGTCCCTGAACAGATGGTACGTAACATGCGTCACCGTATTCAGAAGCGTGATGATAAGCTCATAGCTATCGCCAACGTTGGTAATAAGCTTCAAGCTATCCTCGAAGGTTATAATGTGGACGCAACTACAGATGCTCTACTTAAGATGACTCAGGTGGAGAATCAGGTCAGAGGTGTAGGTGGTGTGATGAGCACTCTCAAGGATTTCCAAGGAGACCCTGAGGTTAAGCTATTCATAGAAGAAGCTTTCCAACACCCCAATGAAACTATCAACCTAATCGAAGAAGCAGTTGAGCTACACCGATACATGGAAGCCCGTGCTAACGGAAGATCTTTTGCGTCCTCTATGAGACCTGTTGAAGTCGATGGTATCTCGAATGGACTTGCTAGTATGACTTCACAGCTTGGATTGATTGATGCTATGTACCGTGTTGGTGTGCTCAGAGAAGAGCCAACGAAAGTACTCGCAGACTATCAGGGTGTTGAGGGTAACCTTCGTAAACTCCTTGCCAGTAACATGCGTAACTCTTTGCCTAGTCTATTAGGGTCTACCATGCTATCTAATGATCTTGGTGTGGAACCAAGCGATCTTGACTTTGTCACTGACATACTTGAGCTTGCGATTGCGAATGAGTCTGAGTTCTTGAAGCCACCTCTGATGACCCTGCCCTATGGACAGGCTGTTAAGAGTATGCTTAACACAGTTATGACTGCTGTCACCACAAGTCCAGCTCTTACTGAGATGGCTGAGAGCAGCCCACATGGTGTTATCGGTGTGTCGAAGATCCTACACAGGATTCTTGAACATAACCTAGACATCACATTAGGTCCTGAAGTCTTACAGTTTAGTGAGGCCATTAAGCAAGTGACAGCAGTTGCTATGCTTGTTGATGAACCTATTCTCTTCCGTAAGCCTACGGGTACAATGACATCTATTAACTCAGCTGACTACATAGCCCAAGAGGGTATGCCTATCATATCTAAGATTGAGGAAAGGTACAGAGATCCTCAAGGTGATCGTGAGTTTGGAGATCCCGGTAAGAAGAAACCATCTACGTTAGGTAACACTAAAACTACGAGGTCAGAGTACCGCCCAACTAAGCTTACCATGAATTCTCTGGGTACGAACTCCAAAGGAGGTAGCTCTGTAAGGCAAGGGATACTACCTCAGATTATCATCAGTATCGATGGTGCTGCTATGGCTGTCGCTTTAACAGGGGCTAACTATAGGCACCTACAGAAAGAATCAGGTACTCAGGTTCCTTATGTGGTTACTATCTACGATGCTGTAGTGGGTGACCTTGGTTCCTTTAAGTCTCTGACTGAGACCCTTAACAAGTCTTGGTTAAATGTTTCTACTAAGTATGATCTGATCAGGGAAGTAGCAGACGGTACTAACATAGCTCTCAAGGGTGGTATGGATAAACTTAAGTTGCAAGCAAAGGAGAACCCTGATGGTCTTGTGGAGAACAAGGCACAGGCAGCTCACCTACTAGACATCCTAGGCAGTATGGCTGTTGCTAACAAGAAACTTATCCCCGCATTTACGGAGATACTGAATCGCTTTAAGGGCCTATCTACTGATGACAGTCTGACGAAGAAACAGAAGTTCTTCTTAACGAAACCGAGTGATGTGATGACTAACAAGGAAGCACTGGCAATAACCGCCTTGGTTCTCCCAAGTGCAAAAGATAGTCTTACTGCTGTCTATAAGATAGCTGATGATGCTAAGGTTAGGCGTGAACACTTGCGGAAAGTGTTAGGCCCTAACCCTGTATTCCAGTATCATATGGACGCGCTGAAGTCATTTAACTTCCAATAAAAATAATAACAGATAATAACAATAAACAATAATAATAAAAAAAGAGCCCCTCAAGTTCCAATTAAGGAACCCAAGGGGCGTACCCTCAGGTATACATTACGTATACTTGGGGGTTATTTTTTCAAATGTCTCCACGATCTTTGAGAGCTTTATCGACTGTCATCTGACCGCTTAACTTCAGCTTGTCAGCCTGAGCCTTAGCTTCATCTTCAGGAAGACCTTCGGCTACTGCATCTGTGTAGTTGTTATGCCATACAGATTTAAGGATAGCTTCGTTGATCTCAGGGGTGTATGCAACAGAAGGATCTAAGTTGAACATCTCAACGTATTCCATATCATCAATACCCGGAACAATATTCCACGACTTCTTCTCTTCTTCTTCACTCATCTTTTACAAATACTCCATCGATCATACGTCCTCGTCGAACACTGATCTTATTGTATGCCTCGCTGAGACATTCGGTTAACGTTAAGCCCCATAGGTTGGCTTGTATTGTCAGGGTTACGAGAACATCTCCGAGTTCATCCCGTACCTTGTCCTCATTACCTGACTTGACTTCATCCATGAACTCAGTGGCTTCTTCTTCAAACTTACGAAGCTGAGCTTCTCGTCTGCCCTGAGAGTAGTCATCAAGTATTCCTTTTTTAGAAGCCCAATCAATGACACTCCCTTCTAGCTCCTCAAATATCTGATATCCACTCATCATTCCATTCCCTGTGTCATTAAGTTTAATGTCAGCATGTCTAGGGTAATCTGAATGCAGCCTATCATGGCAACGTTGGACATCTTACCGTTGTAATTTTCAATAAGAACCTTTAGTTCAGCCATTAATTCGTTCTCTTCATTGAACTCATTGGGGTCGATCTTGGGTGCATCGGTATCCACACCCGGCATCTTTGTTATCTTTGTCATTACGTAGTCCTCTAACAAAAGAAGTAGTCAGATGAAATAATCTCAGATATATCTAAGTCACCTAACACTGGTTGTTTAATTGTGTAATCTTCACGAGATTCTAAGAGCATGTCTTCGATCTTGTTGAAGAAGTTAGTTGTGTTGTACATCATAGCGAACTGCCATTTAGTATGGTCAAGGAGTTGATTCACATCGCAAGCGTGAGTGGAGAAGGAGTCATGTATTGCTCCGAAATCTCCAGGAAAACTCTCAATAACCTTAGCCATATGGGCAGCGTCCATAGAGTGTACAAAGTTGGGTGAACATCCTGATGCAAAAGATCTTCGGCATGGAAGTAAGTCACCATCACGTGTGATCACTGGGATCTTAAGGCTGTGACCTATCTGGCCTAGCCCTCTTATGGTACTCCTGATGGTGATGTTCTTCTGTCGCCAGACCTCATACAGTACAGGGAATCCCGAGGGGGTTGTCCACTGGGTGCATGTATTACCTTGGGAGATAATGTGATCAGTCATCTTCTGGATAAACTTCATAGTCTTCAAAGGACCTACACAGGTGTCGTTGATAGCGAGTATGAGTTGCTTGGCTAGCTCATCACAGTCATCCTCAGAGATGTTATACTTGGTAGTGTAACCCTCAACGTGACAGTCGTGATACATATTAACTGCTATCTTCTTCTTACCTGCAGAGTATGCCCGAGTCATAGACCCACGCTTGGCAATACCCTTACGCACATCCTTCATAGGTATGTTTCTATCTGCAAACCAATCAGGCATCCTTTCTATCAGACGCTTGGCTACTTGTACATAGAAGTCCTTCTGGATAGTAGAAGGAACCAGTGATACCAGATCCCCTGCTTGTTTATCTTTTGATATAGCAGCCAGATGTTGCCATCCGTTATTACTGCCATCCACAGGGATAGGTAGTCGAGATCTGTAGGTCTTACCCTCACTGATTGACTTGTTATACCCATGAACATCTAAGCAACAGGATAAGAAGCTAACTGGTTTCTCAGCTTCCATACGGAACTCTTCACTCTCGGCAAGCTCACTGATCCATTCTAAGTTCTCCAATGTCCAGAGCTCTCGGTCTCTGAGTGTCATCTTGTCAACTGAGATAGATGTAAGACCTTCGTCTTTCAGATAAGACTTGTAGTCCTCAGTGATCCATGAGGGTAGTTCATCGATCTCGTATGACTGATTGTATGAGCAAGCAGTGTGCACACATAGCCACCTGTAGCCACCAGTGTTGACTGTCTTTGCGTATGCAAACTCAAAGATTCCTTTGGCTATATCTGGACCTTGGAAATTGAGGAAGGGTTCAGTGTAGTAAACTCTACCTCGGTAATCACACTCTACCATTTGGAAGAAGTCCCGTTGACCTATTGCATGGGCCTTAGCCATCACAAACTTCATCTCAATAGCCTTAGACTTCGCCTTGACAGACGTGCAGTTAAGGTCTATGAACTTCTCAATGTTTTCTTCAAGAGCCATTATGACTCTTCTGTTCAGCCTCCATGGTGTCTGTTGTAATTTGTTAAGTGCCTTTACAAAGGGGGCCCCTATAAGGTGCTTAAAGTCTTCTTCGCTACTCATTCTTTTGATGTAAGGTTTCTTTGTGAACTCATTACGAAGAGAACTAATGTCCTTTGGTGCTACGAAAGACGTACCCACAAGTGTATCTTTATGATATTCAGGAGGTAAGTCCCCTAGCTCTGCCCACTTATCTGTCAACAGTATGATGTAGGGTGCACGAAACCCTTGGTACTCCCTCTCTATCTTGATATAACCTAACTGCAGGAAGGCCTCCATGAAGAGGTCTCCTACTGCTAGTATCTCGGTGTGGTTGGTGTTGGTGATACCCATAGCTGCTATCACCTGTAAGCCCACAGCAGACGATGTAACGGTCAGTTTGAATGGGTGACCGGTTGCCCTGCGGGACTTCTGATAGGCTGCTACAGCGCCTGCTACGGCCCTCACAGTTAAGGTTTGGTAGTTATAACCATAAGGTATCATACTTGCGATGAGTCTGGCACCTCCCTGGGGTCTCCCTCGGTTAGTGCTTCCGCATCTTTTAGCTATATACTCTGTGACTTGTTTAATGCTCATTGCTTATCCTGTAAAGTCAGCGAAGTCCACTTGTCCTTTAAGTCGATGTGTCCCTGTATCATAGAAAGCACTGCCGCAATCACCAGTACGTCCGGTGAAGCGTGACTTAAGGACCCTCAAGTTAATTGTATTACGTTCATCTTCATTCTCTGCAACAAGGTTACGTGAGAAGGTGATAATGTCAAAGCTTATTTGTTTGATTGAACCTGAACCTTTTATGTCATCAATAGATGATAGGTGTCCTTCTTCGAAAGACTTACCCTGTGATTTACGCAGGTGACTGATCAATCCTAGCCATACATTATGTTTCTTAACTATCTTCAATAGGTCTGACATCACTGCATCGATAGCCTCGTTACCCGTCTTGCCATCCGCACCTTCAGATACAGCAATCGTGATATGATCCAAGATAATATATTCACAGCCAAGCAAACATAGGTTTTCGATTTGATCAATGAGGCTAGCGTCAGACACTGCCCCGTTGTGGTCGAGTAGTATGAGTCGTTCGTTCCCAAATACTCGCTCGTAAGCTGCTCTCTCTTGTTCCTCAGTAGGGCTTGTAGGCGTAAACATTTTAATAAACTTCTCTGCGCTATCGCCAATACTTTCCTCGAGAGATACAAGTCCAATGTTGTCATCAGTAGATTCCTCCAATTCTAATATGATCTCTTTGATCATGGTTGATTTACCTGAGCCAGTTCCTGATGTGAACAACACAATCTCGCCCTTACGCATTCCATCTAGCTTATCGTTGAGCCCTTGTAAGCAGGGTGGGTACGGTATAGATTCAACAGACTTACGTTCTAAGTATGCTTCCCATATAGCCTCACCCCTTACAATAGATGCAGGGGTATACTTACGTGCATTGAAAGATGCAAAGACTAACTCTTTAATATCTTTCTGCAAGACTTCACATGGGTCATTAGCTGAAAGGTGTGCAACCTTAGTCTTATCCCAGCCAATGATCTTAGCAGCTTCAGCAACAGCCTTGTCTCCTGCGTCATCCTTGTCGAACATAAGGATAACTTCCTTGAAGGATCGTATCCAATCCCTGTTGGCTACCAGTATCTTCATATTAGAAGACGATGGAAGGGATACCACAGGGTATGTCCTGTTGTAGTGTGAGAGCATTGCTTGCTGGACAGCTATAGCATCTAGCTCACCCTCAGTTATGATTAACTTGTTACCCCCAGGTTGGAACTTGGATTGACCAAACAGTTCAAGTCCACTGGATTTAACATCGCCAATAACACTGAAGCTCTTAGGTAATCCTCTGCGCTTGTAACCTACTACTTTTCCTTTGACAGTATACGGGTAGAAGTGGGCCTCAATACTGCCAGACTCACCATAGGATACTCGCATGTCATAGAAGTCACATGCTGTTCGTGTCAATCCTCGCTCTTGCACTCCACGTACATCGAAGTTAACTATTTCTTGAAGGGTT